GTGCAAACCCACTACCTCCACCAGTCTGTGGACTGTTGGTATATGTGTCTGTGGTACTGAGTGCAGTAGCAGTTAGAGTCTGAAAGTTGGGCTGTAGATCTTTAATCACATACTGCTCGGGCTTTTTACCGTCTGCTTCGTTTACAATGATCTTGACCACTTTGTTCATTTCAGTCCAAAATAGTTTGAATGTTTCTGGATCACGGATAAACACTTGATCGCCATACTTAATAGTGTTGCGCATGATTTTAAACATGCGCTTGTTAAATTCGTTTAGGGTAACCCACTGCTGTAGCTGCTCTTTGATGATCTTGATTTCGTTATCAGTAGGATCTTCTTTGTAGTGTACATCAAACGGCAAGTTGGTTTCTTCATGTGGCTGTGTACTAAACTCAGCCAAGATGTCTAGAGCAGCGTTAACTTCGCTGTCCATGTCCATTTGCTCGTATTGATTGTAGCGTTCTAGTCGGTTAGGATGACCAATATAAATTTCAGGCAGTTGACTTTGATAGTTGCTGTACTTCATGTCACCGCCAACACTGGGGTTGCTACCACTACCAATTGGGCTTATATTGTTGCCATTGGCTGTGCGGAAATACTTTTTCCAACTGCCGCCTGATTGTGGTTTGGGTTCTGCCATGTGAAATTTCTATGTTAACACGTATTTATACTATATTCTAGTAGTTGTTGGCTATTTGTTGCTGTATGTTTTTAGTGGCTCGCAGCTCTTGCAATTGTTCATCACTACTGTTTATCATGGCTTTGAGCAAGTTAGGCAATTCTTTTAAAGAGTCTATTAGATCAGCATTTGCATTAGATTTGCTATCCTGGCCAGGACCCATGCCTGTCCCCAGGTTGAGATTGTCTGTGCTGTCTGTTGCTTTTTTGGTTGCCTCAAGAGAATCTGCCATGCTTTTGTATATAGCGGTCATTTTTGGAGACATTGCCTCATCTAATCCAGCAGTGTCAAAATCGGGTCTAGCCATATTATTAGTTGGCATTGTTCCGGCCATTTGTTTATATTGTTCTAATATCTTAGGATTTTGGTTTATAGCTGTATCAATTGCTGCACGATCATTTTTTGTACTATTCACAAAGTCTAGAAATCCGGCTTGCATTTCTTTAGGCATTTCGGGAGGAATAGCTGGCTTGGTAAAAAAATCAATTGCTTTACTAACCATACCAACAACAGAACTTTTATCAGACTTGTCAATTCCGTCTTCACCAGAAAAACGAGCCGCCATTGCAATTTCTTTGCTGGTGTTTTCAAAGCGAGTTTGCAAGTCTGTTGCTCCACGCGGTATTTCTTCACCAGCTTCACCAGAAAAACGAGACGCCATTAGCTGCGCAACTTCTCTGTTGCTGTTTGCAAAGCCAGTTTGCAAGTCTGTTATTCCACGAGTTAAGTCTTCACCAGAAAAACGAGCCACCGCGGCATCATCTTTGTTGCTCTTCATATATTCATCAAAACTAGCTTGAAATTCTTTAGGTATTTCCGGTAGTGCATTGGCTTTGGTTAACAGGTCAACTATTTTACCCATGTCCCCGGTTGCCAAATGTGACTTGAGCAATGCTAACCTGAATTCTGCCGTAACTTCTTTCAATGCAGTTGTGGTATCAGCCTTGCCCGATTCCGTAAGTTCCTTTACCATTTTACCTAAGGTATCACCAATTCCTGGTGCTGTTTCAGTTCCAACTTTTACTGCGCCTAAGTCATAGTTTGTTGCTATTCCTGAATTTAAAATTTGTTTCCAGGTAGCTGGATCCGTTATTAGTTGAGTTGCTTTGTCAAATGCTCCCAATTGAGCTGCGATGTCCTTGATTGCTTTTAGATCAGTGGTTAGTGGCCCCATATTTAACCCAGTCCACTCATTGGCTCCAAAGGCTGTCATCCCCATGCCTCCTTGGTCGCTGTTGTTGGAGGCGGCTTCCCAAAATTTGCCACCTTCTTTATAGTCTGCATCATTTAAACTTATTGTTTGCTTAGTGAAGACCTCAACGGCTTTGCTGATCGCACCAACAGATGGTATTACTGTTTTTATTATTTGTTTAATATCTTCAAAGTTTGCATCGGGCGTTTTGCTGGCCATCGATGACGATTTATCTTTTAGTGTAACTGTAACCGGAATTGACTTTTGATTTGGCAGTGGAACTACCGCTTCTGGGCCAGCTTCACCTACAATACTCTGCCCTTGTGTGATACCACCAGCAGCCATCTTTGGCTTATCTTTATCGTAGTTACTAGTAGGTCCACTTATAGCACGACCAGTTGCGCCACCTGCTTTACTGCCTAACCAACCACCAGCCATACCGCCTAGTGCCCCACCAGCCCATGCGCCAAATGCAGTTCCTATAACTGGAACTATACTACCTATAATTGCCCCTGCGGTCGCGCCTACCGCAGCACCAGCCACACCGCCAGTAACTCCGCCGCCTACTTCGCCAACTTGTTCGGTCATGCTCTTTTTTCTAAGTCCAAGCTCTTCAAGAGCGTCGTCCATGCTTTTTGCACCTTTGCGCAAGGTATCAGCAAAGTTGGTTATAGCACCAGTTGTTTCTTTACCTAGTGCAGCTTTAAATGATTGTGCAGATTCTTCAAGATCGTTAACTGCTTTGTCCAGCGGTGCTTTATTAACTGCAGATTTATCAACTTCTTCTCTAGACTTCTTGGTTGTACCCTCTCCCTGCCTAGCAGCAACTTTGGTTAACTCGTTTTGTATATCTGTGGCCCCGCGAGTCAGCGCATCCCCAGTAAATCTAGATGCCATGGCGATTTCTTTGCTATTAGCATTGTGATCTACAGCATACTTTGCTGTTTGTTCATTGAGCCTACCAGTTTCGTCCAGTGCGTCGGCTGCTTTTTTATTTGAATCTCCTAAAGTACTGTACATTTGCTTGTACTGATCCATTATTTTAGGATTTTGACTAATAGCCACATTAGTTGCTGCATCAGCAATAGCAGTGCCGCCGGTGCTAACAAACTCCATGTAACCTTTTTTCATTGTTTCGGGCATGGTTGCCAGCTGATCGCGCAGTTTGTTCATGGCCTCTGGACCACCCTTGCGCATGGCTTCTGCCATCAAGTCCTGTTCCATAGCCTGCTCAGCAGCTTTTTCCATTGCTGCCTTGGCATCTTTTCCTGTAATATCGGCTAGTACTTTTAAATCCCTGCCGTATGCAGCAGTGCCTTTTGCTATCTCAAGATCACTTTGAATTCTAGTATCACCAGCCTGTCGTTGCCTTGCTGAGTATGCGGCAATTAACCCAGTTTGTTCTTCAACGCCATATCCTAGATTACGCAGTTGTGAACCTAGATCGCTTTTGCGTAATTCTTTGCTGACTCCTGTCAATCGCTTAGTAGCTTCGCCCATGCCCAAGCCCATTAGAGCTATATCTTCTTTACTGGCCTTTACTACAGTAGCTAGCTGATCAATTGACAAGCCAGCGTCGTAGGCTATTTGTCGCATTTCGGTCATGCCGCCGCCTAGTACTACCCCGGCATCAGTTACATCTCTATAACTTTTTACTGTTTTCTTTAGTTCATCACCAATAAAAGTGATACCTTTTTCACTCAATTCGGCTGCTTTTTTACCTAGTACACCAATTGCTTCTCCAGCAAGTCCAACGCCTGCTGCTACATACTTCCATGGTCCCTTGACAAATAGACTGGCTATCCCAGCCATGCTACTAATTGCACTACCAGCAACGCCTGCTGCTTCTCCTGATGCTTTAACTCCATCAATCAGTGCTTGAGTTCCGACTTCAACGCCACTAGCATTGCTCTGCAGGCCTTTGGCAAATGTCAATGCTCCATTAGACAGTGTAGCAGCGACTCCCATTATACCTAGACCAAAATTATGTGCTGCTGCTCCGGCATTTTTAAGTGCAGTGTCTTTTACAAGACTAGCTTTTGCTGATGTTATTTCCGCTTTTTTAACAGTATCGTCATGAGTCGCTGCTCTACTCCGCGTAGTTTCTTCTAGTCGTTCTAGCTCAAGATCCAGTGCTTGTAAAGATTGACTTATATCTTTGTACTCTTGATTTGTTCCCTGCAGCATCATCGATAATTTTTTCTGAGAGGTTAACCCCTCCTTCATTTTATCGGTGGTTAGCTTGAGCTGCTTCTTAAAGTCGGCAAGGTCTAGACCGGTCAAACTCGCCGGGGCATCGGGCGAGCCGCCGGCCCCGGCTCTAGTAACTTCTATAAGTTGTTCTAGGAGTTCTTCTACTGTAGCGCCTGTTGACATAAATTAAAATCCATAAATGTACGTATATAAATACTACATATTCTATTTATCCGGAGACTATACATGGAAAACACTACTGCACCAAATTCAGTTAACCCGCTGGCCAAATACTTTAGACAGCCAGCAATCTACATTAAATTACCCAGCGCAGGCAAATTTTGGGAAGAAAATGCACTAGAACTGCCAGCCAATGGCGAAATCCCCGTGTATCCTTTGACCACCCGGGACGAAATTACTTTGAGGACTCCGGACGCACTAATGAACGGCAGCGGCGTAGTTGATGTGATACAGAGCTGCTGCCCTAGCATTAAAAATGCATGGAACATGCCCAGCATTGATGTTGACAGTGTGCTGATTGCTATACGTATTGCCAGTTACGGACAGACCATGGACGTGGAAACAACCTGCCCGGCCTGCAAAGAAAATAATACCCATGCCATGGACCTTTCCAGTTGTTTAGTTTCTATCAAGAGTCCAGACTACAATCATATGATTGAAATTGAAGGATTAAAGATCAAGGTCAAACCACAGGCCTATTTTGGTGCTAACAAAGTCAATGCTGTCAATTTTGAAGAACAAAAAATGCTACAGGCACTGGAAAATGTCACCCTGACCGAAGAATTGCGGGCCCAAACAGTGACCCAAAGCATGCATAGGTTGATAGATATCAATCTATCAACAGTAACAGAGTCTACCGACTATATTGAAATTGTTAACGGAGTACAGGTTCGGGATAAAGATCACATCAATGAATTCTATCGTAACGCAAAAGGCAACGTAGTACAATTAGTGAGAGATCGTATTAGCAAGGCAAACATTGATGGCGGTGTTCCACCGCAACCAGCTGTGTGTCATGAATGCAACGCAGACTACAAGGTACCACTAGTATTTGACTACGCTAATTTTTTCGTTCGCGGCTTTTGACATTAACTGATGGGGAAATTATGGCCCTGGTGGAGGGTTATGATAAAGAAGCAAAAGCCTTAAAAAACGACTCTCTCAGAATGACATGGTACATGCGCGGTGGCCTGTCATACGAAGAATCTATGTATTTGAGTCAGGGCGAGCGTGAAATGATATCTAAGATAATCAAAGATAACATGGAAACAACAAAAAAATCGGGTCTTCCTTTCTTCTGATCCATTACATCTGTATAAGACTTCTTACAGAAGTCTGTTGTATCGCTTACGCTCACAACATTTTTCTTTATCATTTAATGGATTAGTATCATCTAGATTAATTGGTCATAATTCACCGTATGCACGGTGAATTGAAAATGCATCATCTGAGTAGCACAGTCATCTATTCTAATGAGATTGCCTTGCGGCGCGGAGGCGGTTGACCGGTACCCCCTACTCAAGCTTCACATATCAACGGAACCCTAGCGATCCGGAATAGACCCAAATCCTATAGGCTGAGGTTGCATCTTTTTCGCATGGCCTCAATCATTTATTACCTTAAGTTAGTAATTTTCTTTGGCATCCAAGATCTGGACCGGGTATTTCACCGTTCCTCAATGGAGCGTAGCCTGGCTACGCACAGCGCCTATAATGTGATTAACTAGTAGTTTGACTTTGTGTCTGTGGGAGATTGATTCGGTTTATAATGTGTGAGCCATGCACACGGACGCTAATTTGTCCGTTATAGTAATCTTGTGACTCTAAGACCTTGCGGTCAAATTGTTCACGTGCTTCAACGTAGGAGCACAAGGCCTTTGACGAGCAGTAGTACAAGATCTCTCTCTGAAACTTGTCTGCCCCTAGCAATGATACATCTCGCTTCAACTCATCGTTGCTGCCAAAGTATTCTTGCCAGTCGCTGTCTATCTTGCTGCGTATCTTCTTTTTCTTCTTGATCCCGTTCTTTTGTTTGACCACACGATATGTGGTCTTGGCAAATTTTGCTAGCTTTTTGCCCACATACTTTCTGTCTGTGGCGGTATTTGTGATAAGATACACAAACCCCACACAGTCTTCGGGTAGTTGTTCAACGAGCATATTCTGATAGAACCAAGTCATGATTGATACAGCAACAGGCTGTATTATAGTTATGACTCATGCTGCTTGATCCAGTAAATTTATACAGTTTCGACATCAGTATTGTAAGTGGTATAACCGTTTTCTTTAGTAACTTTTAGTATATTATTAACTCTACTGACCAACTCATCTTTGTGGCTTACTAACCAAATACTTTTGTTAGATTCTCTGCTCATTTTTTTAAGAATAGCCAGTGCGTTTTCTACACCACTTGAATCAAGACCGGAATCTACAAGTTCATCAATAAACAAGAGATTAACAGGTTGATACAAACTTTCCCAAACATCACGAAACGCCCAACTCAAGCTCAGTATCAGTCTATTGCGCTCGCCCCTGCTAAGGTTGTCAAAGTCCAACTCTCTACCCAGTTCAGTTATGCTCACTGTGAGATCGTTGTTGAATTTGACCACATGTGGCAAGCCAATGCGATCCAAGTACTGTCCTAGTCTTGCGTTTAAATAGCTGAGGTTTTGATCAATAATACGTTTACGTATAAAGCTGTCTTTGTTGGTCAACAGCTTCAATAAAAATTCTTGATGGTCCCTGACATTGCCTAACTCGTTAATATTATCGTAAGTAACAGCTGCCAGGGCCTGTGTGCTCATTTCCTCTATCTGTTCTGTGTAAGGATCTGCTTCAGAGTTTTTGCTGACAATTTGGCTTAGTATATTGGCCATGCTGCTGCGATGTTCAAATGCGTCACTCTCACGATCATAATAAACACGCGGTGGCGTACCTGCTGTGCCTATTTCCTTTAGTGCATCAGTAAGTTCCATCCACTGACCGTTGGTGCTGAGTACCTGCAGGGCAGCCTCTTGTAATTCTTTTTGCTTTTTAGTCAGCGTAGTAGCATGATCACTATCGTGTAAGTCTTGTCCACAGGCATGACACTTGTGATGTTCCAATGCTGCAATCTCCCGCCGGATACGCTCTAATACTTTGTTTTCGCGATCCTCGTCTAGTTCGGCACGTTTAATGGCCTTGACAAGATCAGCAATATCTTTGACTTTTTGATTATATTCAGTCAGCGCCTTGTGCGCTGCTAGTTCTGATTCAATATCTAACAAACTTAGTTCGTCGTAGCCTTTTTGCAAGTATGCTAGGTCGCTGTCGTGCTTCTTCTGCCACAGCACCTGTCTGCGCTTGAAACTTTCAATCTGTTCTTGTATGCGATGGTTAGCATCTGTTACTGCCTTGATGCGGAACTCTTCCTGCTGTATAGCATCTTTAGTAGCTTTATTAAGTTCTTTAAGACGTTCTGCTTTTTCGCTCAGTACTGTAATACCCAGCAATTGTTCAATAATTGTGCGCTGATCGTTGGCTTTTAAACTTAAAAATGGTTCAGTATAGGTGTTTAACGCTACAATATGACGGAACATATCCCAGCTCATGCCTAGCATGCGTTCTATGTCTGCTTGTGTCTCTCTGCTGTCGCCCTGACTCTCGTCGGTGATCTCACGCTCAACATTGCCCACGTAGAAGGCCATGGTGTTGGGCTTGCGCCCACGCTCAATTCGATATTCGGTGCCATCTTTTTCAAACTCAACAGTGACCAGCATGCCTTTGCCGTTGGTCTTGTTGATCAAGTTGTCTTTGCGTATGTTAGTTAGCGCAGCACCATACAGGGCATAGCTGAGTGCATTGATGATAGTGGTCTTACCGGTACCGTTCCTGCTGCCGGTATCGTCGCCGCCTAGGTCAATGTTTTCACCCAATACCAGTGTAAGATCTCGGCGATCAAAATCCACAGCCTGCGTGACGTTACCCACGCTCATGAAATTTTTAACACTCAAATTCTTTATACGGATCATAGATTTCTATAGATGTCTAGCAGCAGGTTTGAATTAAACTTGTCGCTGGTGATGTTGGTTATTTGGCTGGTGACAATCTGATCAACGCTTTCAAA